TGCAATTGCTGCAAATCTTTGGCCTGCTGAAACTACAACACCCATCAATTGTAATAATGTTGCTGATGGTTCTTTAAATGGTAAAGGCATAAATGCATCTCTGATGTTACCACCTGGAGCATCTACATCTCTGAACTCACCTGGTTTGATTGCTTCAGCTTCATCTCTTAATCTGATACCTCTTTGTTTAAAACCTGCAGGTAAGTTTGAAAAAGTTCCTGCATCAATCAAAGATCTTAATGTTGCTGTTGCAGTTTTAGATAAACCACCAATCATATGTATTAATCCAAAACCATAAAAACCAAGACCTGGTAAAAATTTAAAGTGTACAAAATAATCTATTTTTTTTCTAAGTGGGTCACCTTGTTTGTAATTTCTTCTAATTGATAAAACTTCTTTACTACCTTGGTCTAGTGTTACAACATAAGGTAATTTAATTCCTGTCATCTCTCCAGTTTCCATGTCTTTGTCTTCAAAACCTTCAAGATCTAAATCAGTATGAAATTCTAAAATAGTAAAATCAGTTTCGTCTTTTGTTTTTCTAATTCCTTCTACTTCTAATTCTTTCTTATCAATTTCTGTATCTTGTGTGTAGCCAGGCTGTATTTCTATGTCTCTATAAAAACCAGATACTTGTTTTTTTCTTAAATCGTTTTCTGACATTTTTAATCTATGCACAACTGCTTCTGCATCTTCCAAAGATGTTGCAGTGTATGGAACTATCAAATCGTCCGATGGAATAAATTTAGACACGGCTCTGTCTAGAAGTTCATCGTAATAAACTTTCTTAAAGGCAGAGCCGCTAAGAGGGAGATAAAAAAGCATCTGATCGAACTCGGGTTCATACTCTTTCATCTTATTCATGAGCTGATAGTTCATGAAATTTTTTACTCGTGTGGCTTGGTCTTCTTTTTGTCTATTGACTACACCCAAAATTTGAGTGTGCACTGGACCTTTAGCCGGAAGTAATTCTTTGTAAGCTTGTGCTTGAAATTGTGTAACTGCTTCTCCTAACACTGGGTGTGTTACACCTGAAGCACCATCAAATGGTTGTGTTCTATCTTCGTATTTGAATCCTAAAAGATCTAAACCTTTTACGTAACTATCTTCCCATTCTTTACGAGAAGATTTGTAATTCATGTAATTAGTAAAAAGTTCTGAACCTAGTCTACCTAAAATATCATCTGGTAAAATATCTGCTAGATTATCGAAATGTGTGTCTGTGCCTTCTTGATTAATTTTGTTTGGTTCAAAGTTTACGTCTACTGAACCATCTTCATTCTCTTGTATTTCTACGCCTTCACCGCCTTGTGATTCTGCTACTTGTTCTTCTGCTAAAGCGACTTCTTCGTCACTAGGCGTTGTTACGCTGTTTTCCACTACGTTTGGTAGTGCTTTGTCTATTGTTGACATTCTTTTTCTCCGAGTTCTTTACCACTATAATCTTTTTTCCAGGCACATTCAACCCTTGTGAGTTAGGCCCTTTTTCTGGGGGTGGTCCCCCTCCTGGAATTAATTTTACCATATTAGTCCGTTAATTTATCATACGCCGTTAAACCTAGGGATAAAGCTAGTCCTGGTAAGCCAAATCTACTAGACACTGTTCTTAATGTTCTTGGATTAATACCAAGTCTGAGGATTTTTGCAACTGTTGGATTTACTGATCTTGATGCAATTGTGCTTGCAGGACCAACAAATGCAGGACCTAAATAGTTTAATGGATCTGTTGCTATATCTGCAACAGAATCACCTTCTGCTAGTTGTGAAGATATATTCATTGCTTCCATAGGTAATAACGCTGCTGGTGTTCCTAATGCAGCTAAACCTCTACCTAAAATCTTTGCACCTGTTTTTATATTACCAATAGGCTTCGCTTCTACACCTAAACCACGGTTAAATTTTTTAACAGCTTTTAATGTTTTAGGTGCTGCCGCTGCCGTTACCGCTGCAGTCTCTGCACCAAGTATTGGCAATTGATAATCCAATATAGAGGGTCTTGACATTTCAGTTGTGATTGGATCTGTAAACATATCAACCAACATATTTCTTTGTTGGTTTTCATCTGATAAATAAGTTGTTGGATCGTTGTTGTTAAATTCTTTTACAGCACCAATTGCAGCTCCTACAGCACCAGCTATACCAAATCTTTTTACGCCTGGTGATTTTAAAAATCCTAATGCTGCGTTTTTAACTTTTGTCATAGCACTACTAGTTGCAGGTGCTTCTGCAAAAACTTTAGAAGCTTTTACAGGATCATTATCTATAGCGGCAGCACAATCTCCAGGCAATCCACCTCGAGATAATAAACTACAATAAGTTATTTTTTCTTGTTCAGTTAAGTTGCCAACTAATTTTTTTATCTGTGATGGAAATGTTGATGCTAAATTTCTAATATTTTTTTCTTGAGCAGCAAGACTTTTAAAAGAAACTTTTGCATCTTTAAATGTAGTTTGTAAATCTGGTTCATTTATAAATTTAAAAACTCTGTCATATATTTCTGGAAAGCTAGTTGTTCTTAAATCAGTTTTTAAACTAAAAGGTTTTGCACCAAAGTTTGTAATTTTTCCCTCTACGGTGACTCCTCCAAATTCTTCTGGTAAATAACTTTGAGCTCTTACAATTGCTTCAAGAGCTTTTTTATTTCCTGTTTTGTAAGCTGTTCCAAGTGCTCTATCAAATTGTGCTTTAAATGCTCGCTGATTTAAAAACTCAGGTATCGGTCTAACTCTAATTAAATTAAGAGGATCTGCTCCCTCACTTACCTGTCGAATAAAATTTAACGGAACAGGGTGATCTAAATTTGCAGCAAAAAATTTTCCGTAAGGTGTTTTTTTAAGTTCACTTTGAATTGTATAAAAATTATCTAATCTTTGTAAAATAGGTTTTAAATTTTGATCTCCTCGATAAGCTTCAGTAACTAAATTTTTAACTCTATCTTTTAAAACTACATCAGAGTTTTTAATAACATCACGAACATTATCTAACGCAGCAATTGAATAAGGTTTTAAATAAGCTGCTCCTTGATCTCCAATTCTTTTATAGATGTCTGTATACAAACCTTGAAGAGTGCTTTTAGCAACCCCTGTTTTTATACCTAAATCTTTTGCTATGTTTTTAACAGATGTTTCTGGGTTTCGTGATAAATATTCAAACGCTTCTATTTTTTTACTGCCTTGGTCTTTTAATTGTTTTAAACTTGATTTTACACCACCCTCTTTCATAGTTGCAGATTTACTATAACTTTTAAATAAATCTGTTTTTTTAAATTCATTAAACTCTTTTATAAGATCTTCTAGTGGTGCAAACGTTCTAGTTTTTCCTAAAGACTCTCTAAAAATACCTGCTCTATAAGATAATTCTGGAGAAAAATTACCTGTAGAAGTTTTTGAAACTGTAAATCTTACACCCTTATCGTCTAGTTTGTTAACTCTATTTAATTTATCAACTTTATTTTTTAATTTTTTTAAACCTTCTTGATCGCCAGCTCTTACGACATGTTTAGGAATAGGGGCACCACCTAATTTAGCGGCTTCTAATTTACTCAAAGGTTTTGCATAATCTACACCTTCAGTTAACATACTTCTAACTCTTGCAAAGTTAGTAGATAACTTTCCTTCCATTTGTCTAGCTATTTCTGTTACAGTAGGAATTCTACCCAACTCAATTTTAAGACGTTCTGCAATTGCTCTAAGTTCTGCAACAGTTGGCATTACACCTCCAGGATGCCGGCAAGACCACCATTTTTAAATCCAAGTCCTACGTCCAGGCCGAGTTGTTTTTGTATGTCCATGATTTCATCTGGAAATGCATCTGGGTTTCTTAATACTTTGTGTAGTTGTTTGAAGTACGCTGTCTTTTCTTTACCAACTAAACTTTTATCTGTACCTAAACTTGCAAACAATCTTGATATATCTCTACCTTCAATACCGTATTTACGTAAAGCCTGATATCCTATCTTGCCACCTCTAACTAACATACCAGCCATAAATGGTACACGGCCACCATCTTGAAATTCAAAATCTTTTGGATCAACAGACTCAGGATCAAAGAATCTACTTGTAACTGTTCTACCTTTTGCATCTTTTATTTTAATTAAATTTTCAGCAAATAATTGTATGTCGTCTGCGTTATCTAATTTTGTAACCGCTGATGCAACTTTTGGTCCAAAATATTTCTGTACTAATAACAATGGATCACCCATTCCTCCGCCACCACCTTCAGTCATAAATTTAAAATCGTCTGCTTCCATAATTGATGATAGTGTTGTGCCACTTGGAAAATCTGGATCTTCTAAATCTTTTATTCTATTTAAAAATTCTCTAGCATTTGCTCTAGCAGCTGGTTGAGCATTTGGTGATACACCAGCGTTTAAATAAATTTTATTTACAATATCATCTATAATTAAATTACTGCCTTTAACATTTTTGATTGCCTCTAAAC